CAGTCAGCGCAAAGGTGATTGCAGGTAAGATTAATGTTTCTAGTCACCAAGCGGCATGCTGGCTCAGACAGCTTTGCGACAAAGGTGTTGTGCAATCTGCGAGGATCACCCGCGATGATCAAACGTTGTATCAAGCTGTGATGCTATGAACGCGCAAGACATACTGGAGCGTGCAATAAAGCTGGTCTGCGGCAAGCGTCAGCAAGATTATGGTGATCCAGAAATCAACTTCGCCAACATTGCGGACGGTTGGAATATCATCATTCAAAATGCTGATGGGAAGATCACCGCGTCAGACGTCTGCACAATGATGGCGTGGCTCAAGTCATGCAGGCTGATGAACACGCCAAATCATGCCGATTCATGGGTGGATGCTGCGGGATACCTCGCATTGGGTGCGCAGATGGCTCTGGGAGAGCCTGAGAGGGCTGCTACAGGGCCAACTAAGGTCAGTCGCACATCACCTGTGCTGCCAAGCGATCTTGGCCCTGTCAGGCAAGGTTTCGAGGGCGGGTAAAATGGTGAGAAAAAAGCGCAAACCAAAGTTGCTTAACGAGCCGCGTGGTAGGGCAGATCACGGCACAAATGAGAGCATGAATCAGGCCCAAGGGTTGAAGTTTGAAACGGTTGACGGTGGCAGGGCCGGGGCGCTCAAAAGAGTGTACGTTTCGCAGCAGACTCCAATGGATCGTTATTCGCAACGCAAGTTGGTAAATGACCGGCAAAAACGTGCAGCACATGCACTGTTCGTGCTGTACGATCAGACCCGCCAAGCAGGGCGGCTAACAGCAGACTACACAAAGCTGCGCGTCGATGGCGGTGGTAAATCTAGTGTGAACGATTATGCGCTGGCTGATTTTTTTAAATTGCAAAAGGCTATAGGTCAGGAAGCTGCAAGCGTGACAAGAGCCGTGGTGATTGAGTGCGAGACTGCAAACAATTGGGCCAAACGATTTCGCTTGCCGTCAAGGATGGGCATCGAAAAGCTGCGAATTGCGTTGGACAAGTTGGCTGATGTGCTGCGGATATATTAATTAGGCCAATCTTCAGGCCGGTAGCCTGCAAGGTAAGCAATGATTAAACGTATCATGCGCGGCGCAGGCTTGCGGCTTGTGCTGCGATCATCTCGCATTTCCAAACGACGAACAGATTGGCCGTCTGTATCAAGCAAACGGCCAAGCTGGTTTTGAGTTAAGCCCAGATCGCGACGGGCTTTCTGTAATTCGTCTGGATTCATGTTTCCCGCTCTTCAGCTTCAAGCAACTGTGCGGCGTGGTCTGTTGCCTTTTCGCGCAAAAAGGCTTGAGCGCCACTTTTTGCATCGTGGACGGATTCGCCGCCCACCTTTGCGTAAGTTGAGCCTGCGTAATATGGGTAGCAGGCTATTGCACGTCCCGCGCTGTACTTAATAAAATAATCGTCAGACTTGTACAGTTTTTTTGCTAGTTTTTCTTGTTCAGTCATTGGCTTGCCTCCAGTGCCTTTATAGTTTCGTGCAGGGTGTCGCCTTCATAATCACTTTTAACTTGAGCAAAAAAATCATGTGTCTGGTTGGACACAAAGTCTTGCGCTTCGCCGCTGGCGTAAAACTTTTCCAGAGCCTCATCTTCAAACTCAGCTTCATCCCAAAATTCTGGATACTTACCGAAAAAAGCTCCACCAAGTTCATCTCGTAAAATTGTATAGACATCGTCTTCATAGCTACCGGCGGCAAGTCCAAACCCCGATATATGTGTTGCGTGGGTCTCACCATTTGGCCCGTCAAGGAACTCCCCAAACGTGTCGGTTAATTCCCAAACTTCAGTTACTCCATATGTAGTTGGAGTCACACTGAAGTCCCTCGTTTCCGGCGCTCTGCGTTCAAGATTATATTTTAGCTTGCCTATTTTTTGTTTAATGAGGTGGGCAATAGCCTTGCTTGCATCTTCATACGCACAAAGCGGCAAGGAAAAATTCCTAAGTTGTTCAGTCATTGCGCAATTTCCCTAGCCAACAGACGAAGCAACGCAATCATTCTGCACTCAGCATAATTTGCGCGCGGGTCTTCTTGTTTCCAAGAAAAAACGGCCATAGCTATATCGGGCCAACATTCAATAAGTTTATTTGGCTCGTCTTGGATTGTTAGGCTTACGTTTTTTGCATCACAGTATTCGATAACATCTTTTTTTGAATTGCTGTTGTACCAATCTTGTGCAGCTTCATAAGCAATTTCGCTTGGAAACGGTATTTCGTAACCTTCATAAAAATGATTATCTTCTAAGCGTATTTCTAACCAGTACATGATGTTTAATCGTTCAGACATCTTCTGATACTCCTTCAATGCTCACTAAGCTGTAGTGCATTTCTATACCTTCGCAAAATTCAAGCTCATCAATCTCAATTATTGAACGTTGTGATGTGTCAGGCTTGGCCTCTAAGTTATAAAAATAGACCACAACATTTAGGCGCTTATCAACAATTAGCTTGATGTCTCCGCTTGGCATATCACTCCAAAAATGAGAATGCTTTTCATCAGCGCGGTCAAAGTCTGGGGTCCAATGAATTGAACGGCCAGAGCGTATGTCTAAAACTTTTGCATAATCCCAGCCCCAATAGTTGCCTTCGCGTCCGTCTGATCTGTAAATTGCACCTTTAAACATAATATATCTCCTTGGTTGGCGGGGCATGATGCCCCATTTATTATTCGTCCCGATACTCTTGCTTGTCCCAATAATCCTTGGCCTGTTCTCGTGTCATCTTGCCATGTTCCATTGCGTCTGCGATCCAGTCTGCTTTAAACTTGCTCCAGTGTCTCATGCGCTTAATTCCATATCGTTGATCGTGTCTAAATCGCCATCTGTTTCGTCAATTAATTCCTCAAGTCGCTGTTGCGCGGCAACTAACAGTGTGGCGAATGCAATGCGGCAAGCAATCTGCCCGAAACTATCACGGGGCTGCGCAATGCCGCCACATTCTTCTAGCCATTCCTCACCGTCGTTTGTGTTTTGCTCTGAACAAAATTGAATGGCTTTGTGGTAATAAATTGCAATTTCGTGGCCGTCGCAGGTCTGGTGGATAAAATCTAGCGCGTTGTCCCGGTCGCCTTCTGCTTCTTTCAGTGCTTCCAGCGCAATTAATTTAGATTCTGTGTGTAAATGTAACATAATCGTTCTCCTAAATTGGCGAGGGCGCATTGCCTCTGTAATATTTACATATGGGCCTTCGCCCCCGTTGTCAATACATTAATTAAAATAAAATGGTGAAGATCAGCGGCAAGATGTTGAGTCTTTTGTTGAAATCCGCCAACCTTCTTTCCAAGAATAGCAGATAAAGTTTGACATACAAAACTAAATATGTTATTTAGATCTTGTTTCACACTATTTTCTACCTCACTCACTTGACAGCAGCATTTTTTAAAAGTGTTGCTGTTTTTTTTGGGGGGTTGACGGTTTGCAGTAGATATGCTTATCAGGAATACAATAGGTTAAATTTAGACTTGTATGATCGGCGCTCTTTTTTGGGCGTCATTTTTTTTGGGGGGTGGCTATGATTAAAAAGTCAAAGACCGTCAACAAAAAAGTCATGCAGAGGATTGTTGATAAGCTGGCTGAAGGTATCACGCTTGTCGAAATCTGCGAAGCTGAAGACATGCCAAGCTACCGCTCCGTAACCCGCGCTGTGCAGATCGACGAGGACCTCTGGGAGCTATACCGAAAAGGACGGGTTCAGCAGGCGGAATATTATACTGACAGGATTAATAAGCTGGCTATGTCGCCATTGCCTGACGTTGTTGATCAGCGTGTTTTGCACGCAGAGGTCCAGCGCCGCAAGTTAGAGATAGAGACGCTGCGCTGGACAACAGCACGAGCGCAACCAAACGGAGTCCGCGATAAGAAAGAGGATGCGCCTCAACAGCAAGCAATAACTATCTCATGGGCTGGCGCAGAGGTTGACGTTTCCACTGGAGATGGTTAAAAGTCCGTTATGCCTAGCTCACTGCGTGACCGAGCTACGCGCAGGGAGCCGCTGCACTGCGCTGTCCCGCTGCAATTGCCTGCAAAACTCTGACATCAATTAAATTATCCAATGAAATCAATGGGGCATTTGTCGCATAATGATCATTATGTTAAATTAATGGTCAGCTTTCTACCTATAGTTGCACACCCCACCCCCCGCCAGCGCCGACCGCCCGACTTTTTACGTAAACCCTATCTCAAACCAGACACATCCACTGCCGCAAGGAGCCGCCTTCTGTGGAAATCGTAATTCCATATTCACCTCGACCTTTGCAGGCAGCTTTACACGCTGAAATGCAGGCGAGGCGCTGGGGCGTTATTGTCAGCCACCGCCGCTTTGGCAAAACTGTGTGGGCCATTAATCACATCTTGCGCGACTGCATTATGTCGCCCCATCCGCGACCCCGATATGCTTATATGGCACCCACCTTTCGTCAGGCCAAATCTGTAGCTTGGGATTACCTAAAAGAATTTGCTGGCAGGATTCCGGGCGTTAAATTCCATGAGACTGAGTTGCGCTGCGATTTACCTACTGGTGGCCGCATTAGCCTTCTTGGCGCTGAGAATTACGAAAGTTTGCGCGGCTTATATCTGATGGGCTGCGTGATGGATGAGTACGCCAGCATATCTGAGACTGTGTTTCCTGAGATCTTGCGCCCTGCCTTGAGCGATCACAAGGGTTGGTGCTGCATGATTGGCACCCCTGCGGGTCACAATGCGTTCTTTGAGCTGTACGAGCGAGCTGCTGTTGACGATGATTGGCTGTGCGTAGTTAATAAGGCCAGTGAGACGGGCATTTTGGATCAAGAGGAACTTGAAGCCGCGCAAAAGATGATGAGCGCTGATCAGTATGCGCAAGAATTTGAATGCTCTTGGAATGCCAATGTTCCCGGCGCGATATACGGCAAAGAGCTAGAGACTGCCCAAGCTGACGGTAGAATATGCAATGTGCCGTATGATCCCGCGCACAAGGTTGATACGTTTTTTGACCTTGGCATTGGCGACAGCACATCAGTTTGGTTTACCCAAAGCGTTGGCAGGGCAATTCACGTTATAGATTTTTACGAGGCGCGTAATGAGGGCTTACCGCATTACTGCAAGATGCTGACTGATCGGCGTTATGTGTATGGCAATCACCATGCCCCGCACGACATTGAGGTCAGAGAACTTGGCTCAGGTAAATCACGCCGCGAGATTGCATGGGATCTTGGCTTGAATTTCCGTGTGGTGCCTAAGCTACCTGTTGAGGACGGCATTCACGCAGCCCAAATGCTGATCCCCCGGTGCTATTTTGATCGTGAGCGCACCAAAGCAGGGCTAGAGGCACTACGGCAATATCATCGTGCTTATAACGAGCGCACCAGATCGTTTAGAGCATCCCCCGTTCACGATTGGTCGTCACACGCCGCCGATTCATTTCGGTATTTGGCGGTTGGCATTAGGGAAACACGCGATACGCAGCGCGCACCACAGCGACAAGCTGAGATGCAGTACGATCCGTTTGCGGCATAGGAGATATTATGAGTAGCACAGCATCAGCGAATAGAGCGCGTGACACGGCTAAGAAAAAGAAGGCTGACGCTGACCCGGTAAACAATCCTATTGTCAGCACATCAAGCAGCGATATTCAAGGCGCTGCTGAATATGCCGAGAAAAGCATAATCAATAAAATTACAAATGATCTGGCGATGGGCTTTGGCATGAAGCCTAAAGATGATTCTTTTAATTTTAGAACCTCTGCAACCCGTGCTCGCAACGCTGAAGCTGCTAGATCCAAGGTGGGCGATGTTGGTTATGAGAGCCGCGCAGATCAGCGTGCAAGCTTACCAACCCCTACAGCATCACCCGCCGCCGCAGGCACAGCAGCCGCAGCCGGTTCCACAACAGTAGTCCCAACCCCAACTCCACCTGATCCTGACACAATTGAGATGGGCGCGGCTGAGGCTGCTGTTATGGAGGGCGTATCTGCTGCTGATGCCACCGCAACGTTGCCAGAGGCAAAAGCCATTCCCAAGCTGGGCCGCAAGTCAACCATTGCCACGAGCAATCAGGGCATTTCTGACGAGCCAGAGCCAGAGCCAGAGCCAGAGCCAGAGCCGGCTATAACAGCCAGCAAAGCTAAAAGGGCTGACCGCGCTTCAACGGTTGCCACCAGTAGCCAAGGCTTACTGGCACAGACCCAACCTTCCTTGCGTAGGCGGCGTTCACTTATGGGAATGATAAAATGATGTATTCCAAGAAGAAAAACATTGCTGGCGATATGGGCGCTAAGTCCAGCCAGCCAGCGTCGAAAATGAGCACTGTTGATCCGCTTGAGCGTTTAAATCAAAAGATGTCTGGCCGCATGCAGGGCGGTGATCCCAAAAAAGCCAAGCGTAAATCAATGATGAAAAGCTTTGGGCTGTCCTGATGGAAGTTTCCCCAATGATTGCCAAGCTTGACCGCAGGTTTAAGCAGCTACAGGGCCAGCGCAGCAATTGGGAAAACCACTGGCAAGAGCTGGCTGACTATATGTTGCCGCGCAAAGCCGACATAACCCGCAAGAGGACGCAGGGCGATAAGCGCACAGAACGCATTTTTGACGGCACAGCCATTCACGCTGTTGAATTGTTGGCGTCCTCACTACACGGCATGTTGACCAGCCCGTCAACGCCGTGGTTTGCTATGCGGTATCGTGATCCTTTGCTGCAAGGCAATGACGCTGCAAACGAATGGTTAGAGCTAGCCATAGATCAGATGTACCAAGCGTTTAATCGCAGCAATTTTCAGCAAGAAATACATGAGCTTTATTATGACTTGGTGGTGTTTGGCACTGCTGCGCTTTACGTTGAGGGCAATGACGATGGTTTAAACTTTAGCAGCCGTCACATTGCTGAGATTTACATATCTGAGGATAGCAACGGCACGGTAGATACAGTTTATCGTAAGTTTAAAATGACTGCCAGAGCAATGGCCCAGAGGTTTGGCGAGGCTAACTTGCCGCAAAAGTGCGCAAAAGACCTAAAAAATGAGCCTTACGCTGAGCATGACGTAATTCACGTTGTGTTTCCTAGGGGTGAAACTGGCGGTAAGTTTGCCAAGAATAAGCCGTTTGCCAGCATCTACTATGCTTTAGACGGTAAGAAGCTGCTGAGTGAAGGCGGCTACGATGAATTTTGTTTTATGGTGCCTAGGTTTAACAAAGACAGCGTTTCAACCTATGGTAGATCCGTATCGATGAACGCTCTGCCAGACACCAAAATGTTGAATAAAATGTCTGAGGTGACGATCAGGGCTGCACAGAAGCAGATTGATCCACCGCTTATGGTGCCAGATGACGGCTTTATGCTGCCTGTCAGAACAACGCCGGGATCGCTTAACTTTTACCGCGCTGGAACCCGTGACAGGCTTGAGCCGTTGCAGATTGGGGCGAATAATCCTTTGGGATTGGCGATGGAGGAACAGCGCCGCAATGCAATCAGG